CCCGCTAGAGTTCCTGTTAATTTAATAACATCATTTTTACCATTTGATATTGCACCATTAGTAAATGTTAGTGCTCTACTAGCATTAGTTACGTTGAAAGTTGTAAAACCACCGATTGCTTGTTCTAAAATTAATAAGTTTGTATTTGTAATTTGTCCCCAAGTTCCCGAGTTTTCACCAGTAGCTTGAACCGTTAATTTTAAATTAGCTGATGTTGAATTTGCCATAATTTAAATTCCTTATTGTCGTTAATTTACTAAAAAATTGAGTTTGTGTCAAACTCATTATGCAGCTCTCGTTGGTACTTCTTGCCAACCTGGTGGATCTATAGGTGCTGAACCTGTATTTACATTGTTCCAGATCAAAGCATTAGCAGAATTTAATGACATAGTCAAGGCGATTCCAGTGCATTGAGCAGTAGCATCTCCAACAACACTTTCTTCACTTAAAACTACTGTTATTGGTATTCCTGAAGGACTTGCAATAGTATTTGCATTTCCAATTGCAGTTCCTAGATTAGCTGTCATAGCTATTCCAGTAATATCTGTTTCACCGGTACCTGTAACTACAGTTCCTGTGGCAACAGCCATACCAAATCCAATACCTGTAACTGTTGCATCTGGAGAAGGATCAACTGTTCCTTCATCAGCAGTCATACTAATACCAGTTAAAATTACACCACCGGTTCCTGCTGCTAATATTGTTCCAACATTTGAAGACATTGAAATGCCTGTTGGTGTTACAAATTCCCATTCACCTGAAACACCCCAATCAAATATACCCCAACCATATCTACCCCAACCTTCAGCGTTAAATGCATCAAGAGTTCCTACGTTAGCACTAAAACTAATTCCAGTTGCCATTGCATCAGGACCAGCATCAGCTGTTCCTAAATTTGTAGAAATAGATATACCTGTTACTGAACCTACACCAGTTGCATCTAAAACTGCTGTACCTAAATTTGATGTTGCAGAAACTCCGGTTGGAATTACATTTGCATCTATAACAATTGATTCATTACCTAAAGAAGCAGAAGCAGTTACTCCAGTAACTCTAACGTCTCCTGAAATACCCCAAGCGTTTTCACCCCAAGCTAATCTCGACCAACCGAACTCTACAGTTCCGTCCGCTGTACTGCTTCCTGTAGAAGCAGACATAGCTATCCCGCTTATAGAGACAGTAGAATCAGTCTGACTGCCCCAATCTCCTACGCTCCATGCGAGTGAACCCCAAGTTTTAGACATAGGAAGCTGCTCCTATGTATTACCCAGAAATTCTTAGAATCGCTGCTGCTGTTGTAAAAGCTGGAAACTGTATCGTAAAAGTTCCTGATGTAGCTGTTTTATCTGCCCCAAAATCTAAAGCCGCAACAGCTGCATTAGTTGCAGTTGATGAAGTGTTATAGATTAAAGCTCCTCTAGCAGTCAATGTTACACCTGTGAAAGATCTATCAGCAAAATCTACAATCGCAACACCTGATGCAATTGAAGTGTTATTGCCTGTAAGTTTTCCGCCACCAGAAGTATATTGACCCGTGTTACTAACTTGATTACCTGCAGTAAAAGAAGTTGTAGCTGAGTTTAGAGTAGCTGAGGAAGTATAAAGAGCTATTTTAAAAACGTCACCACCCGAACTCGCGAACGAATGATCACCGTCTAACAGTTGCTTTTTGAACGAGTTTGCAAGTGCTTGTGTAATCGCCATAGTTTTTTCTCCTTATTATTTTCCACCGACTCGAGGAACACCACTTTGATATTCATCTCGTCTTCGTCTTCCCATTTGTTCTACTGAGAAGCCTTCAACAACTTGTTTATACTTTCCTTCGTATAATTGCAACAAATCATTTGGGCCCTTCAGAAAAGAAAATGCTTCAACTAAGCACGCATATAATAAGCCATTGGGAAATTGTTGACTTAGATATGTAGTAGCATTTGTACTAGATAATCCGCTTGGTTTCAAGATATAATTTACCTGAATAGTATATGTAGCATTAGGTGTAGGAGATACAACTATAGTATTTTCGTCCCAGTTGCTATAGTATTTTGGAACTCCTGTAGATTCAGTAGGATTAAATTCAGACATAAAACTAGTATCTCTATATTGTAAAAAATCTCTATTATTGGCTGCTCCCGTACCATCAGAATCTACAATCTGAGCTGATCTAATAGTTAATAAATTTTCTGGTGTAGTTATAAATCTTGTTCCAGAAACTAATTGAGCAGTTACATATCTTCTATTATTATCTGAATCTACATCTCTTAGTATTCTAAATTCTGCATCAGATATAATTCCATTTACAATAGTTGAAGTCAAAACATTTGCATCAACTTCTGTGTAATCCCTAATTTTTTGTACTAGTTCATCATACGTCATGATATATTAATTTGACCTCCCATTCCAGAGTGATTTGTACAATAGTAGTATAACGTACTAGGTGCACTTGCATCAACAGTTATTTCAGTATAAGCACCTGCTTGTCCAGCTATGCCAGATGTAGTAACACCTGTTGTATATTCTGTTCCACCAGAATGTGTTCCACCACTTGTTGTTGAAAATCTTAGTGGATGATTATCATTTGAAGCATCAGACTGATCAAATCTATATGTTGATCCTATTGTTAAAGATAAAGTATCTTGTTGAACTCCATCTATATAATACTTGTTTCCAGATCCAGGATTAGCAACTGTCACTGCATAAACTGTAACTGAAGTAGTTGTAGTTGTAACACTATTTAAAGATAGACTTGATGATATAGCAGTAGGAATAACTAGAGTATTATTTACAACTCCGGTTATACTTACGTTACCTAAAGACATAAATGCTTGTCTTTTATTATTTACAGAAGATCCATCATCAGGAATCATACCACTTGACTGAAATGCAAAATCTCCTGGTAAATTTAAATCTACATTCATAAAACCACCATCACCTGATGCCTGAGTAAAGATTTGTGGTCTTGCGTTTCTTAAACCTTGACCATCTGCTGTGGTTGGTTTTGGTTCTAACTGTGGATGCTTTTCTTCAAATTCAGAAACATGTACTCTTGATCCATTCCATTCAATAACCATTTCTGAATATGGAAATGCTTGACCAGAACGATCAGAAATAAATTGTGCATATTTTCCTCTAGATAAATTAGACATTTGGATAATAAGTTTTTGGTGTTATGAAAGAACTTGAAGCAGAACCATCTTCTTCTAGTGCTCTTTTTAATTCATCTTCATACAATAATTTCATTTGTTGTGTAAGTTGTGGATTTATTTTTTGTGATAGATAGTAAGATAAACCTGCAACCATACAAGGCACAAATCTATATGGTACATCTGCTTCGTTAGTATAGTTTCCGGCATCCTGTATTCTGCTTACATAATAGTAATTTAAAAAATTACCTGCTTCGCTTGCACCAGGCGTCAGGTACAAAGTAATTGTAATTTTATCAATAAATCTTTGAACATAGTATTGGGTAGGTACACCTGTTTGAGTTTTATTTGAAAGACCTTGATATGCTGATCTATTTATTTTTGTAAGAGGAAAATCAACTGAAGAAGAGTTTCTATACACAGCTTCTAGTATATCATCTACGCCATAAACTGCAGTTGCATCAGAAGTTCCATCAGATGTTGATCTAAACATTGTATAAACTGATTGACCATTTACTAATGTGATTGAATTATTTTTTACTTGCCAATAATGCAAACCTCTGTTCGCCCATTCTTGAAACATTATATTTAAAGAACGTCTTGCAGATCTTAAATCGTTTCCTGAATAATCAAAACGACCTAATCTTTCATACGCTTCAGTAATAATATCATCAATACTAAACGTAGATTCAAATGTTGTTGTACCAGAAGTTGCCATTTAAACCTCTTATTTATCTATAAGTAATGTTGCACCTGCAATATTTGTGATAGTAGAAACTTTCATTCCTCCAGGAAATAATATTCCATCTTCTGGAATATTAAATGCAAAAACATCTCCTGTTGGACAGTCTCCTTGAAATAAAGTTGTACTATCAGTATTGTCTTGTAGAATTATTGAACCTGCACCGCCACCATCAGAAGCAAGAATAAGTCCTCTTAGTCTTGTTCTTCCAGCGAATACTGCGCCCGTTCCTGCAACTCTTACTGCTTTTACGTCACCTTTTGCCGCCATAGTTTTCTCCTATTAAAATTGTGTGGGCCCGAAGGCCCACATTAATTATTTATTACGATGCAGATATGTTTGCTAACGTGTCTAATCTTTTCCAGTTTGTACCATCTGAAAAAGCATAAACAGCTGAGCCTGCTGCACCATCTTGTACGTAAACTAATACACCTTCATTAGCAGATGCTTCAAGACTATTAGTTCCGTCTGTGATTGTGTTAGCGTCTGTAACTGTATAAGGAGTTTTTCCACCTTGTTGGGTGTCTCCTGCGTTAACGTTAGGTCCACCAATAAAACCATTTAATGATGTTACCGGTCCTGTAAATGTAGTGTTTGCCATAATTGTATCCTCCTAGTTTCCGAACATAGTCTCTAGGCCGTCGACTATACGCGTCTATGTTCTAATTTAATTGTATAGTAAAGTTTTTATATACTAGTTTTTAGTAGAGTGCAAGAGAGCCTGTGATGTGGAGTGGATTTTTTCCAACGATGTAGCTTTTTATTAAGTAGCTACAGAAACTTGTGGAGCAATGGCATCAACTTTATTTCTAAGGTGGGCTTCTTTGGCCTCAGCCTTTTTTATATGTTGAACGATCTTTTTAACTTGGTCGTCGATCCTTACCATATTCAAGGTATATCTACCTTGATTAAGATGCTCTTGCTTCCATTTTAGGTCCAGTGTCTCCTTTTGTTTGTAGAGATCCTGGATGTGCGGTTGCATCGTCATTTATAACCTCCTCATAGGTTATTCTGTACTTGTTGGAGTCAAATACATTTTCTCCAACATATTCCCATTTTATATCATTTAGTCCTAGTTTGTCAACTATTGCTTGCTCGAGGGAAACTGCATCATCGTTAGATGATACTATAAATTTTGCATAATGACCGTACGCGTTTATGGTAACTGTAAATTTTTTCATGAGTATTTCTTTTTACTTTCTAAATGAGGCGAGATTGTGTCTCGCCTCATTCAAATTAATTATTATGCACCTGGTGATGCGAAAATACCTCTAAAGTCAGATACACCAAATGAGTATCTTTCTCTAGCTTTGTATCTCACGTTACCAGTATCGAAGTCGCCTTCCATAGCCGTTTTAATTGGGCTTCTGTCAAACATCTTCATACCGTTAGGCACGTCAGTTAAGATGTAGAACGCATCTGGGTCTGTTAAGAAATTGTTCACTCTGTAACCTTGAGGAACCATTCCCATAGACACGATTGCGTTAACATCGTTGTCTGCTGTTCCGACTCTACCTTGAGATTTCATTAATCTCTCAGCTGTGAATTGAAGCTCAGAAGGAATAATCATTTTTGTACCTCTTGCAGCAATTTTTAGACCTCTTTCGTCTGTCATTGCAGCAATGTCAATTAATGATTGCTCTAATGAAGTTTCATTTAAGTCAGCAGCCACTGCTAATGTGTTTGATACAGTTCCACTTACAGTTGGGTGGTTAGTTGCAAATAATGCAGAACCATCACCTGAAGTGAATGTACCGAAACCATTAATCAATGGATTAACAGCTTTAACTTGTTTAGTGTTCGCCATAGATCTAGCTAATGCTTTAGTATATCTACTAGCAAGTCTGTCATACAAGTTATCCTCAATTGCTTCTTCAGTTATAGAGAAGGCAAGAGCCACAGTTTCGTGTGTATATCTTGCAGTGAAAGTCTCTTGAGCATTGTCAAAAGTTACTCCACTTCCTTCTGGTTTAACTTGAGCTTGAGCGAAACCTGATAACATAACTTCTTCTTCAAACGCTCTGTCTGAAGATTCAGTAGTGTATATTTCAGCATGCTGATTCTCATAACGTTTATATTCCAGGCCGAATAAAGCATTCAAACCTGGCTCTAGTTCTTTAACTAGTTGTCCTCTTGATATCGCCATAGTTATTTACTCCTTATTAGATACCTGCTTCTTGTTTCAAGAAGTGTTCGTTAATTGTAACAACAAAGTTTACGTTTGCAGAAGTAAGATCATTGTTGTCAGGGTCTTTAGAAACACCGATAACCTTTAATTGGCCATCAGTAGTTGCTAAATCTCCATCGTCTAGTTCTACTTTTGAAACGTAATCAGGTGAGCTTCCTGCTGCGTATGCAATATTAGCAACATTACCAATATCAGTTTGTGCAGAAGCGCCTGCGTTGTTTGATTGTACTTCAAACCTCTCATACGGGTCATCAGATATGAATCCAACAATGTCTGTTGCAGTGTTAGATGCATCTAAATGATTCGCAAAAGTAGGCTTGCTTGATGTTGCATCAGTAAAGAAAACACCGTTTAGTGATCCGATTAAAACATCGCCTGCTGCAGCTACTCCAATTGTTCCAGTTGCTAACATTTCAACTGGGTCTTGGAAATAGATAGCTGTTGCAGATGCTGCAATACTATATTCAGATAAACCACCGTTGTCTCTATTCTGACCAACTTTTCCGATCGGTTTTAAACCGAAAGCAGCGTCTTTATTTGCCATAGTTGTGTCCTCCTTATAGACATTTAGTTTAGCTTACTTCAGTTGGTATAAAATCTTATGATTTCTTTGTACCACCAAAAGTTACACGAGTTTGTCTATCAATATTGATAGGCATACTTGGGTGCTGCTCCTTCATAAGATCGTTATCGACTGCTTCAACATTGTCTGCACCTTGTTTAACATAGTATTCAGAACGTTGTTGTGCGATCTCTTCCGGTACCCTTGCAAGCAAAAGGCCACCAACTCCGATCACTCCCTTGTATTTGCCGTCTTCAACAATTGGAAAGTCTGAATCTGGATATTCATCAGATCTAACTAATTCGTATCCTGATCTTATTCTTCCAGCGATATTTTTTGTATCTTGGAAGCCTAAACTTTCAGCTCTTATCCATCTGTGCTGAAATCCTGTCGGCGCAGGGGGTGCATCTAAAGATGACGGTGGAGTCCAAACTTTTTTTCGAGATTCTTTTTCTCTAGTCTGACTCGCACGAGAAGTTCTTGTTTCATTTTCATTACTCATATGCTTATACCTCCTTCGTGATTTTTAATTGTTTCGCATACTCTTCAAGTGGCACACCTAATTTTTTAGCAATTGCGACTTGAGACGGTGTGAGTCTCACGGTTTTGCGACCAGTATTTGTACTTCGCTTCGCACTAGCTACTGTTTGTACGGGTTTGGTCGATCCTTCCCCTAAATTAGATCTATTTGTATCAAATTTGTGTGGGAATTCAAGTCTTATTCTTTTATCAATCTCTTGATAATATTCATCTGACTGTGGGTCAAAACCCTCTTGTTCCGTTAGGGTTTTATGTAGATCAAATGCCGTATAAGTCATAGCATTATCCTGACCAAACCATGTATTTCTGGCTGCCCATTCTTCCGCTTTTGGATCTGGAGCTTGTTGTTGTCTAGGTGTTTGATCTAATTTGACCTCTGGTTGTTGTTTCTTTTTATTATTAAACTCTTCCTGAGCCACTTTAGTTTCAGTAAGTTTAGCTTTTTTATAACCAAGTTCAGATATAGCAGTTAAAGCTTCTGCTTCAGCACCTAGATCATTTGCTTCTCTAGCTGCAGCAAGTTTAGCTTGTGCTGCTTGTAGACCTGAAGTGATACTATCTTCTGTAGATTGCAAGTATCCTGGTTCAAGCTTTGAGATTTTAGCTTCAGCTTCTTCTTTTAATTTAATTTGCGCTTTTGCAAATTGAGCAGCTTCCTCTTTTTGTCTCTCTGCTTCTCTCCACTTATGGGTTAGTTTAGCTATTCTTCTTTGTACAGATTCACTGTACTGTTCTAATTCTTTTTCTTTCTCTTCTTTTGGTTCTTCTTTCTTTTCTACTTCTTCAGTTTTAGCTTCAACTTCTGGTGTTTCTACTTCTGGAGCTTCTGTCTCTTTAGAATCATTTTCTAATTCAATTTCAGCACCTGGACCAGATGTATCAATGTCAACTGTTTTGTTTTCTTCTACGTCAGGCATAGTTTCCTCCTATGATTAATATTGATGAAGTATATCTTCAGGGTTTTCGATGGTTGCTAAAACTTCATCGTCATTTAGCAATCTTACTTCCCCACCATCGATCTGAATTCTAGATCCAGCGTATCTTGCAAAAATTATCCAATCACCTTTTTTACACCAAGGACCTTCTGGAAATTTTTCTTTGTCATAACAATGTGGACCTTGTGCTAAGACAAGACCACAAGTAGAACCTACTTGTTGTCTTTCAAGTGTATCTTGTCCAAGATATAATCCACCTTTTGTTTTCTCTGGCATTTTAAATGGAAGAACTAACATTCTCCATCCAGTAGGTGCGGGTAATTTGTTTGATTCTTTTTTCTTTAAACGTTCATAGCCATCAACTTCTTTTTGATTGGCTTCTGCATTTTGTTTTTCGTATTTATCTAATAGTGCAGATTTAGTCTTTGGGTCCGAATTGGACGACGTTGTCTGGTCTTTCAGTATCATTTTTTTTCTCCTCTTTAGGGTTTAGCAGGGATGATATCTCCTGTGATATTCTTAAATAGGCATGTGCCTGTCCCATCATATACTTGTATTTTTCCATATTGTCAACACCACCTGCGATCATGGTATCTCCAATATTTTGATAGGACTCTTTTAAGTGTTTTTGTAGTTTAGATAGTATAACTGTTTCTTCAGGTAACATATGGTTTTTTTCCTTTATTTATTCCTTCTTTAATTATGTAGTCTTGAGTGCCGTTCGCACCTATCTCTACTTCCTTTCTAAGATTCTTAAAAAGAATTTTTTGTCTATTTTCTTTTTCTTTTTGTTTTGAAAAAGCTTCTAATTTTTTCGTGTCCCGCATAAAATATATTATCTATCTTTGTACAAAAATTGTCAACACCTACGAAGAATCTGTAAATCCACTTATCTAGCATTTCCATCTTCTTCTTGCTTGTCTTATTCTTGAATTAGGATCGTTTCTAGTTTTAGCTGATGATCTTTTAAGTTGACCCAATGATCTTGCACAATATGACTTTCTACGTTTAGCAGCTTTTGATCCTGGTTTTACTTTACCAGTTACTGCTGTTTTTAATTTAGAACCTGGATTAGCACGTCTATAAGCTCGAACTCCTTTAGCGGTCATACCAGCACCTGATTTAGTTGGTCTGTAATTTGCTCCTGGGCCTTTTGTTGTTTTTCTAATAGTCATTATTTTTTCACAAATGTTTTTACGTTAGTTGGTTTTCCTCCAGGATTACCTGCAGCTCTTTTTCGTCTGACAGCAGAGGCCTTTTGCCCTTTTGTCATCCGTGTGGCTTTTGCAAGTGGTACGCATTTTGGATATTTTCTCTTTGAGCCTTTTGACCTCCCGCATGGTTGATACTTTCCATTCTTCTTCGGAGCTCCAATGTCTACCCATTTTTCCGATACCCATTTTCTTAAACCACCTTCTGAATAATAACTACGCACAACCCATTCTCTTACGTCTAGCAAGACCTCCAACTCTATATGAGTCACGCATCATTCCACCACCGGCTTTCTTTTTTCTACTTCCTTTTTTACCACCTGGTGTAATTTTACCAGAGCACACACCGGACGCGTACATGTTAGCGTACGCCGAAGGGTACACTTTGAATTTTCGCTTCGCTGCAGCTTTTCCTTTTGCACAAAGTTTAGCCATTATTTTTTACCCTTCATTGCAATCATCATCATAGATGGTTTTTTCTTAGTTTGTTTTTTATTTTTTTTAGCTTTTAATAATTTAAAATCATTTGCAGAAATTTTTCCATCACCGTCTGCATCTAGTTTAGCTTGACCACCGGTTAAATATCTTTTTCTAAACATTATTTTTTTCCTCCCTTAAATATTTGTGTACCCTTTATACCATATATTGACGCCACTACAAGGATCCACAAATTTGTGAACCATGACGGCAGCTGCTGGAACTGTTCAAAAAACATTTTTATCTTTTCTGATGCACCCGGATCGTCCGAGAAGACCCCCCAAGCGATCACCAAAATTGGCAGCGTGAGAATTACGAGAACCGCCTCGTCCTTCCAGTCCGATTGTCTAGCTTCTAATAATTTGCCAGAGTATTCTAACTCTCCAGAGGCCATTTTTTCTGCGTGCTTAGCCTGTGCATTGGCCATCATCATTTTAGTTTCTTGTTTCTTTTTATAAATGTGACTGCCAGCGTTTATAGCTAGTTTAATTGCACTAAACCACATAATTAGTACGCTTTAGATTTTCTTTTCTTCTCTGATAACACTGCGCCTTGACCTTTTACTTCTTCTTCAGGTCCACCAGTGCCAATTAAGTTGTAAGATTTGTCTGCAGTAGTTTTTGATCTTGGATCGATCTCAGTTTGCTGCTCACCAACCTTAACATCTTGGATTTTATCTAATTTTTCCATTTTTTATCTCCTTATAAGTGTTAATTTAGTTTCCTTTTCGTATTATGTCAACTTTAGGCATCATAGAATCTGCATTTGGTAACGTTTTACCTAAAATTGTTTTTTGAATTGACGTATCAGCTCTTAATTCTGCCAATTCTTCGTTCTGTTCTAGTTTTTCGTCTTGATTTTGCTGATTCATCATTGCTTTCATCTTATCAAGATTGATTCTGTCCTCACCTTCCCTCTCTTTTCTAGCATTTTCTTGTGCTCGAAGGTCTAATTCTCTTGCTCTTAGTTTAGCAATAGGGTCATTATCAAATTGTGATGTAATTTTCTTCTCTTCGTTCATAAAATCTTCCATCATTTCAGCAATTAATTGTGCTTTTCTTGCTTCTATCCTCTGAGTCACCTGCATAACCTGCATTTGTATCTGTTGAGCCATCATTGGATTA